ATGCCGGAGATACTCGCGGGAGCGCCGGGGAAGAGGATGCGCGTGAGGAGTTTGCCGTCCAATAGCGTTGAAAAACGGCTTTTCAGCAAAGGGAATATGCTGCTATGGCTAAGAAATATAGTCGGAACCGCGCGATAACCGAGGAGAGTCCCGGATGTGTGGGTTTGGGGTGTAGATGACGCCCAGCGCAGAAAGTCTGAGAGGTTTGCTCGTCCTCTGAAGTTAGCTTGAACGGTATCAAGTAAGGGCATTAAATAAAATTGAGGTAGATTTTATGGTTGTTGCCAAAGCTGCACAGAAAGTTCTGGATAGAGCTGATAAGCCTACTGTGAAAAAACTGAATAAGGCATTAACAAATATTGAAAATAATGTTGGTCATATTGAACCTCTGAAACAAATTCAGAGAGGTATGGAAGATGATCTTTATCGATATAAGATGGAGCATTACCGCATTATCTTCAAGCGAACTCCCAGTGAGCTAACCATTAAATCTATTACTACTAAATCCAATACGAAATTCCGTCGTACGGGTTGTATGTAAAATTTGGGCCTGTAGCTCAGCTGGTTAGAGCCGGCGGCTCATAACCGCCTAGTCTTCCGTTCGAATCGGAACAGGCCCACCAAGGAGATTGATTTATGAATCCCTATGAAGAATCTGAATTTGAAAACAGAGATTTGTACTGCGAAATATGTTGGAGAACAATTTCAGTGCGTGAATACTTTGATAATGAAGGACTCTGTGATCAATGCGTTGAAGAAGGAGAAAATAATGAGATTAACTAATTCAAGAGAAATTATGGAATTTCGCTTCGCAGTTTCTAAGTGCAGAGGCGACGTATGGCTGGAAGACCAGGAGGGCAATAAGTTCAACCTGAAGTCTGTTATTTCTTAGTATATCGCTCTTGGCGAGCTATTACAAGAAAAGGGTGAAAACCTAGAACTGTTCTGCGCTTGTCCCGATGATGAGCAGCATTTTTTAAAGTTCTTCCGTGAGAACCCCGAGGTCCTATAAGGACCTCATTTTTTATAAGGCAGCGTAGTGAAGTGGTAACACAGGGGTCTGCAAAACCCTAATCGTCAGTTCAAATCTGACCGCTGCCTCCAGATTATAAAGCCGGGAGGAAAGAAAAATGATTAAATGGAGTAAGGTGAGATTTGTGCGGGCCGGTCATGGTCCGGATAGTCCCATCATGTATGTTATTATCATGAACCGCACGGAACATGGTAATTGGAAAGTGGAAACTTGTCCCTGTGATCATACTGGTTCGCCAGTAAGTGATCCGGTTTTTTGGGATATCTTTTCCTCTTGGTTTGCGGCAAAACACTGCATGGATCAGCAGTATAAAGAATGGTCTGAAGTTGTAAATAGGCGATACTAATTAGAATCGCCTTTTTGACTTTTATAAAAAAATATGATATAATATATATACAAGGTAAAAAACCTTGAATAAATATAATATAAAAAAGGAGAAATAAATGGCTTTAACTGAAAAGGGTAAAAGTGCGCTGATGCACGTTAAGACCCACTTCCCGAAGGGTGTATTTACTGCTAAGGATTTGAGTGATGCCTGCGGCGAAACAATTTATGCTGCAACCTTAAATGCTGTTGTAGGTAACGGTTATTTGAATAAGGTAGGAGGCACACCAGTTCAGTATGAAGCAGTCGAAGATTTGCTGGAACTTTTGGAAAATATTTCCAGTGAAGAATCTACCGGATGCACCAACTCTAACCTAAGAACTGCTAAGCGTTCTAAGAATGATGAATTCTATACTCGATATGAGGATATTGAGGAAGAAGTAATGAAATATCGCAGACAGTTCCGAGGAAAAATTGTCTATCTTCCTTGTGATGACCCCGCAGATAAGAAGAGCGAATTCTGGTCTTTCTTTGTCAATAACTTTGATGCTTTTGGCTTAAAGAAGTTAATTGCAACTCACTATGATGAAGATGGTCAGGCTTATAAGATCTGGATCGATGGAGATACCGACAACAACGGTTATATCGATGATGGCGATGCTTTACAGGAGGATCTGGTTGGAAATGGTGATTTCCGCAGTCCCGAGTGCGTTGAGATTCTGCAGGAAGCAGATATTGTTTGCACTAACCCTCCTTTCTCTTTGTTCAGAGAATTGTTGAGTCTTTTGTATGCCAATGATAAAAAGTTCCTGCTAATTGGCAATAAAAATGCTTTTACTTATAAAGAGGTTGTTACTTTATTTATGCAGGACAAGATTTGGACTGGCTGGGGTCAACCTAAGAACTTCCGTCTGGAAGATGGCACTACCACTGCTAAAGTAAATGGCCTATGTAAGTGGTTTACAAATATGCCTAATAATAAGAAAAATGAAGAAATGGTTCTAACTAAGGAATATAATCCTGCGGATTATCCTAAGTATGACAATTTTGACGCCATTGAAGTGGGTAGATTAACTCATATTCCGAAAGATTTTGATGGTATTATGGGTGTTCCTCCTACTTACCTGGAAAAGCATAATCCTAATCAGTTCGAGCTGATTGGTGGTTTTAATGGTTATGCCGAGTGTGATTACGCAAATGGTTTAATTTGCGGCACTCCCACTCCTTACATTGATGGAAAGTCCAAACAAGAAAAAACTTGGACTGGACCTACTATTAACAAACAAACTAAATATTTCAGAATTTTAATTCGTCGCAAAGATTAAAAATCCAAAAAAAAAGCTAAAGTTATTATTATAAAGTGCTTACAAGGAGAATAAAAATGGAAATTAAGCGTGTTGCAATTAAGATCAAGGATCTGTGTGAAGGTTATGTGAACGAGTCTGAAACTGATATTGAGCAGGGCGTATATGCCTATGGCGGTAAGCTATGTGTGCGGCCGGCATTTCAGCGATCTTTTGTTTATGACAAAAAGCAGGAAAATGCGGTTATTGATACTGCTCTAAAGGGCTTCCCTCTTAATATTATGTATTGGGTAGACAATGGTGATGGCACCTATGACTGTCTTGATGGTCAGCAGCGAACCATTAGTCTTTGTAATTTCGTTGATGGCATTTCTAGCTTCAACGCACCGTGGTTCAACGGTAACAAGAAAAATTACATTCATACCATCCAGCGCATTGACCCTGATATGGCTGAACGTTTTATGAATTATGAACTGGAAGTATATATCTGCAAGGGTACAAAAGCTGAGCAGATGGAATGGTTCCGAACCATCAATATTGCTGGCGAAGAGCTTTATCCCCAGGAGCTGCGTAATGCAAGTTATGTCAGTAAATGGCTAACTGACGCAAAAAGATATTTCAGTAAAGCCAATGGCTCTTCTACTGCTAAGTGTCCTGCTGAAAGACTTGGTGGTCAGTACACCAATAAAAACGCAAATCGACAGGAGATTCTTGCTCAGGTGATTTCCTGGCGTGTTGGTAGCTCTGAAGATGCTGATATTTGTCAGTACATGGAAGATCATATTCACGACGAGGATGCTTCTGATCTGTGGAATTACTTCAATGAAGTAATTAACTGGATTAATGAGATTTTCCCCGGCGTATATGATAAGGGTATGGCTTCTGTAAATTGGGGCGTACTTTACAATCAGTATGGCGAAGACGATCTGGATCCCGATGATATTTGCGCCAAGTTTGATGAACTCATTGAATTTAAAGCTTCTAAGGAATTGGATGTGTCTGTCGCAAAGATTACTGAATATTGCATCACTCGAGATGAAAAACTTCTGAAGCATCGTCAGTTCAGTGAAGCTCAGCGTTCTACCCTGTATAATCGCCAGAAGGGTATTTGCCCCGATTGTGGTCAGCACTACTTGAAGTCTGATATGCACGCACATCATATTGTACCCTGGTACAATGGTGGTATTACTGATCTGAGCAATGGTGTGATGCTTTGCAAGGAGTGTCATACTTTGAGACACGCTAATTCTTAAATAAAATACAGCCCGATTATTCAATCGGATAATCGGGCTTTTTATATCATATTTGATTTTTCAAAAAAAATATGTTATAATATATATGTAAGCTAAAGAAAGAAAGAAAACAAAAACTTCCTCCTCTTGAACCAAGAGGAGTCATGAGAAAAAGGAGATTTTATTATGAATACTTTTCTGAATGGTATGAAGACCGCTTCCAATTACACTCGTACTGAGAATGGTGCTCTGACTCACAAGTCCACCATGGACGGTCTGATGGACCTGTTCGCTATGGGTGCAGCTTATCGTTCTCGTACTGACGAGGATGTAATGCTGCTGTTCAAGAACGCCTTCGATGAGAACCCTGTGTATGCTCTGAAGTGTCTGTTCTACATCCGTGACGTGCGCGGTGGCCAGGGCGAGCGCCGGTTCTTCCGTGTTGCTACCAAGTATCTGGCTTCCTACGATACCAACGCTATGCGTCGTAACCTGCAGTACGTCCCTGAGTTCGGTCGCTGGGATGACCTGTTCGTGTTCATCGGCACTCCTCTGGAGAACGATGCTCTGAACATCATCAAGCATCAGCTGGCTCTGGACGTCCAGTGTAAGACTCCTTCTCTGCTGGGTAAGTGGATGCCTTCCGAGAATACTTCTTCCCAGAAGACTCGTAAGACCGCTGCCAAAGTTCGTAAGTTCATTGGCATGACTCCCAAGCAGTACCGCAAGACCCTGTCTGTTCTACGTGCCCGCATCAACGTCCTGGAGCGTCTGATGTCTGAGGGTCGCTGGGATGAGATTGAGTTCGACAAGATCCCTTCCAAGGCTGGTCTGAAGTATAAGAACGCCTTTGCTCGTCACGACATTGAGCGTATGAAGCGCAATCCCGAGGTTAAGACCTACGAGGCTTTTGCAAAGGACACCGAGACTAAGGTTAACGCCAAGGCTCTGTATCCTTACGAGGTCGTCGCTAAGGCCCTGTCTGCTTGCCACCGTCCTATGGATCACACCGATCGTCTGATGGTGAATAAGTATTGGGAGAACCTGGCTGACTACTTCCAGGGCAAGACCTTCAACGGTCTGGCTGTTGTTGATACCTCCGCTTCCATGACCTGGCACGGTGGTGAGGCAACTCCTCTGAACGTTGCTATCTCCCTGGGCATGTACTGCGCCGAGCGCGCTAACGGTCCTTTCGCTAACCATTACGTTTCTTTCTCTCGGACTCCTCGTCTGATTGAGACTAACGGTGTGGACTTCTGCGACAAGGTCTACCGCATCTACCGCACCAATCTGTGCGAGAACACCAACATCGAAGCCACCTTCGATATGTTGCTGCAGACTGCACTGAACAATGGTTGCGGCCAGGACGAACTGCCTCAGAACATCATCGTGATTTCTGATATGGAGTTCGATCAGGGTACCGCCTACATGAACCGTAACAATGCTAAGACTCTCATGGAGAACATCCGTGAGAAGTGGGCACGTCACGGTTATCGTATGCCTCACCTGATCTACTGGAACGTAGATGCTCGCCAGAACAATATCCCCGAGGATATGGGTTGTGGCCTGATCTCTTATGTGTCCGGTATGTCCCCCTCCATCTTCGAGCAGATCCTGTCTGGTAAGACCGGCTACGATCTGATGATGGAGAAGTTGGATAGCGAGCGCTACGCTGTTATCCATTAATCTCGAATCCTTCCCCTCTCTTCGGAGGGGGGGATTTTTTTATACTCATATAAAGTTCCATAAATCTGCTCCGACCGACCTCAGTCCAAAAGGTCGTTAGGCCAAAACTAAAATACCATTTAGATTTTTTTTCATTAATTGGCCGAATTAAATAAAAACTATAAAATAAATTCTTAATAAAAAATAGAGAAAAATCTTCTAACAAACTATTGCGAGGAAGGAGAGAAATAATGGCAACATTAATTAAGCTAAAACGTGGTCTATTAATGTAATGGGAAGAGACTAATCCAATTCTCGCAACAAGTGAATACTCCTCATATCGTAAATGATAATAAGGATGAAGATATAAAAAGTTAATAAAATTAATTATAAAGGAGATAAAAGTATGGAATGGATGAGTTTATTATATCAAATCATAGAAGTTTGTATAATTCCTCTATTAGGTATTTTAACAGCTTATATTGTTAAATATATTAATGCAAAGAGTGAAGAAATTTAGATTCAAATTGATAATAATTTAGCAGATAAATATGTAAATATGTTAGCAGAAACTATTACTGCATGTGTTATTGCTACAAATCAAACTTATGTAGAGTCTTTAAAGAAGCAAGGTAAATTTGATATTGAAGCACAAAAAGAGGCATTTAATCAAACCTATAATGCTATTATGGCAGTTTTAACTAATGAAGCTAAACTATATTTAACTAATATTTATGGAGATTTAGCTGCTTATATTACTGCTCGAATTGAAGCTGAAGTTAATATGAGTAAAATTACATAATTATCAAAGCAATTATTATATAAAAATTTTTATCAATAAGATTAAAAGGAGGTTTTATTTTGGCAAATTTAGTTATTACAAATACAGCCAATAATCCTACTCAACTAACTATTAAAAAAGGAGCAGAACAATGGCTTTTTGTAGCTGATAATAATTAGTTAAAGATAACTAATTTTGATTCTACCACAGGTGGTATTGCTCTTGGCGGAGTTGGTAATGACGCCTCTGGTACTAGTTCTCATGCAGAAGGTTATAATACAATAGCTTCTGGATATGTTTCTCACGCAGAAGGTCTTGAAACAGCTGCTTCTGGT